GCCCCCACGCACCAAAATCACGGAATACTTGAGTTGTTATAAGTTCAATGTTGTATGTTGGCCCTGATGTGTAATCCGCAAACGCAAGTTTTTCATTTGTGTCAAAACGAAAAAATGTGTTAGGTGCAGTTCCAGCATCTAATAAAACTTGATTTCCCAGCGTACTCCGCTTAACCCAACCACTCCAAGTCCAAGTCTTACGGTTACTAGCAGACGCAGGAGTCCTGTCCAGATAAGTACTATTTGCAGAGTTGAACCGCAGACTGCGCTCGATCTGATAGCCTGCTGGCGCACCACCAGCGCCTTCGCCAAGTATTAACTGTTGTGTAGATGACATTACGATACGTTCCCTGTGATAACACAGACATTAGCATTAGCAAACAGAATCGTGGCAATACCGCGAGTAGCCAGCGACACGTTAGCCTTATCGCTATCTGTACCTGCAATATAGGCTGTGCTAATCGCACAATTGACCGTTACAGCAGCATTGGTGTTATTAAATAGTGACACAGCATCACCATTAGAAAACGTGCCATCAGGAACAGTAATCGACCCGCCTGATGTAATCTGTACGTATTTGCCAATATCGGCTGTGGTCAGCGTATAAGACGTATTCTTTGGCCCACCATCAGGGATATTACGATAGCCAATCCGGTAGCCTGTGCCGCCCTCAGTAAACGATATGGCATTGGCACCTGAGTTATAGATACCCGTGTCAGTATCGTCCGTAAATCTTAGTGACGGGCTGGCAGCATTGCCGTTAGCCAGAGAAGCAATGGTTACGGTCACGTTGCCACTAGAAATGTTAGCGCCAGCAATGTTTGCCGCTGTAATTCCAGTTAGTGTGCCGCCAGTAATGACTACGTTACCGGATTGCAGGTTGGTTACATTAGCCGTGGTTAGGTTAGCTTGGGTAGCTGTGACATTTGTCAGCGTGGCATTACCGCTTGTAATCGTCACGTTTGACATGGTGACGTTATCAAATGTCTCGGTCTGTACCGTGACGTTATCTAGCGTGACGTTGCTAATCGTGCCCCCGGTAATTGTGACATTGCTTGCCTTTAGATTGACAAGCGTTTCAGCGCCACTGTTTATACCGTTTATAGCGTTTGCAAGTGTAGAGAAATTGCCATCTAATTGAGATAGCGGGATCGACGTTGTTGCGTTAGCAAACGTATTAGGAATAGTTACCGGAAGTGCCATTTAGAACCTCGCTCTCAATTCATGCTCCAACTGGAAGCCGTTTATGGTGAACGGTGCCGTCTCACCAGTTAATGTAATGCCAAGATATTTACCGTACATCTTAGCGTCTGATCTGTATAAATAATAGTCTGTACCGCCCTGCACAAAATTCGATGTCCAGCCAATAAAATTGCTGCTGTTGTTAGTCCACTGCACTACCTGACTGGAGTTATTGATCCAGTCGATAGAATTGGCAAAATCAATTGGTGGGGACTGCTGGTTTTCCGAATCTATGTAGCAGTCAAAGTTAGCAAAACCAGTGGAAAGAGTAGCTTCAATGCCGACCTTTAAGGCTTGTTTGTCCCGAATTGGGTCACCCATAGGCCATAGGGCAGTTTGGATTTCCCATTCAATGCCGGAAGTAGAGTCGGCATAAAATTTAATTAAATCCGTGCCGGTTGTGCCAAACATCAGGATATTGCCCGACTGCACTGCCGAGGCCGTCCGGGTAATGGTGCTGCCCTGATCGGTAATGAACCACTTACGGTCAAAAAAGATAGCTTGAATCTTGCGCGGCGTTGGGGTGCCGTTTGTTGGCTCGTTATACGTAAACGTCCAAGCGGCGCAAAGCAGGTTATTGATTAGCACCTGACCGCCAGTGATCGGCTGAGTAAAGTCAATGTTGGTAATTAAGCCATCTATATTGTCACTAATTTTGCTGGTCGTGGCACCGACTAAAGCGTAGATGCCGTATCGGTTAAGAAACAGCATTGACCTAAAGTACGGAAAAATGGCGTACTTAAAGTTTGAGCCAATGGATGCGCTGACGTTGGTATTGGTGAAGATTGTCTCGCCAGTGGTGCTATTGATCCGTACATCGGAAAAGACGTTAATAGAGTCTTCACCGTAGACGTAAAGAAAGTTATTAGCGGAAATAATTGCCGATATGTCGGTTCTTAGCGTTGAGTCGGTAAGTGTGATGAACCCAGAAGAAATCGACACAAAGTCATTAAAAGTGTCAGCGGCAGAGTAATAAACTGTACGACCATCAGCAATCCAAGTACGACCAGAGAAAGTGGCAATACCAGTGCCATTTTGGTTAAAAAGAGCGCAAGTGACGTTAGCGCCCGACCCGGTAGAACCTGTGATCGTGATTGTAGGTGCAGATGTGTAGCCATATCCTGCCTCCGTAATGATGATGTCTGCAATTGCATTGCCGACCAGTACAGCTTCAGCCGTAGCGGTGACACCTCCCGGCTCTCCGGGGCCACCAATGGTTACCACTACGTTTGTGTAGTTTGAGCCACCGTTATTTATAGTGACTGAACCTATTGATCCAATGCTATTTAGGTTTGTTCCGTCCCAAGTTTTGTAGCCTCTAGCCGGATCAATAATCAAAATACGGTCATTTTTCCACTGTACGATCTGTACGTCAGCATTGGAAAATGTATTGGCAGCAGCGAGGTTGCCAAGAGTATTGGTAGTTAGGTCAACATACTGAGCAGCGCCATTTTCCTCAAAGCCAAACATAAACTCAGTATTGTTGATATTGGCTGATGCCATATACGTTACAGTATTGGCAAAGGCCACATTGGCTACGTTTTGCGGGGCATTAACAATCTTGACGTTGCCGTAGCCGATTGGCTGCGTGTTCTCTAACCACGCAAACTCGCCCTGCTCAATGGCAGTACGGTTGTTTTTGACGTTTATGCCGCGAAAGTCTTTGCTTACGAAATAAGACTTTTTCTGCTCTACCGCAGCCATTTAGTACCCCGACTGATAAACAGACGGAATTCGGCGCGTGAAGGTGCTGTTTAGACAGCCAAGGATTTCTTTCGTGTACTCTTGCTTAAAGATTTCCGCTTCACCGTAGGACTGCTCTTGGTACTTTGCTTTGTACGCTGCGAAATATGGGACTGCTTCTGTGAACGGGTCTGGGATTTGAGTTTCTGGATCGGCCCCTGTGACAAGCGGGGTCGGAAGAACGACAGTATCCAATTCCACAGTGTACGTTTGGTCGGGCTTTGGCCCGATGTAGATTGTTTTGTAGCCATACATTGAAAACCCTATGGGCCTCCCATTGTAGTTCTGCCAAAACCGTAGTTGGGCATTGAAGTCCGTCCAAGCCATGTAATACATGGGCCAGCGGCTATCACCCCAGTACAAATTGATATTAAGCACATCAAGTGTGCTGCTACCTTGCGGCAGGGCAGAAAATGCTATTGTCTCAACGCCAATACTTAGCGTATGAGTTTGCAGGATACGCCTGCATCCACTGTCTCGGACAGTGTTGGCACGGGCTTCGTTAATGTATGAAGTTAATTCAGCGTCAGTCCAAAAATTACCATTAACGTCGTGCAGCAACCGCCTTGTATCGGTGATGTATTCGTTCAGAGTAGGCATTTTTACTCATTACTGTAATTGCTGGACTTTTGCCACGCCTTTGCTCTCAGCTTTGTAGGCTTTGGGCATTGGCGCGGCTACTCGTTCCACCACCGGGGCTGACAAGTGGACTTTCTTGTTAGGCTCTGATGAAAATGTAAACTCGCTGAGTCGGCTCATGGCCTTCTCAAAATCGGTGTTCATCTTCATCCAACCAAGCCTTACAAAATACGGTTCTTTATCGTCTTCTCCATAACCAAACAAGTGTCTTGCCACTATATCGGTAATCTCAACCTCTTCATTAGTTGGAAACTTAATGTCTTGGTTTGAGTACCGAGCCGTAAAAGTCATTCCACGGTTAGTGACATACACTGGCTTTGTCATAAAGAAACGATGTCCCCATACAAATTAACGTCACAAGTTACGCTTGCAGCATTAGCTATGTTGAAAAATAGCGCCTGCGTTGTAACTACGTTGGCGTTTGCAGCAGCCGAAAGAGTCATATCAACATAAGCCGACGTTGAATCAGCGCCGGTATATGCCTTGACAGCAGCAATCGCGGTGCCGCCACGGGTTGCAGCCGTGTAAACACCGACGTTTGCCGCCGCTGCATTGCCACTAAAGTTAGTAAGCGTAATGCGACGCACAATGTACTTAGATGCTTCCATCACAACAAGGTTGGTATCCCCTGTCGTAGCAAGCGACTGACCGGGCAGGCTTGCAAGTCGGAAATTACCAAACTCGTTGGGATAGTTGCTACCTACGTGATTTGCGTCCATTGTCTACTCCTTACACTGCAAAGGTTTCGGGAGCAGCCTGACCGTCGTTAATGCCGATCAGGGTAACGGTTGCATTGCCGCTAGCGTTCTTAACCCAGACGTTAATACCGTCAGAGATAACAACACCACCAGTATTAGCAGCCATGATCGTGCTATTAGCCGAGCCAGTATTTGCAATCACGGTGACGTTTGCTGATGGCACCAAGAGGTAAATACCAGTGGGCACTAGGGTTCCGTTTCCGGAATCAATAGCAGTAACAGTGCTGGTCTGGAAGTATGCACCAGCGGTATTAGACGCTGCTGCGGCAAGGATGATTTTGTTTGTGGTAAGTGACATGGTTTTCCCCTTACAGTGACAGAGAGTTGTAGCCAGTCACCTTAGTCATCGACTTAGGCTTGGTGCTTACCATTTCAGCAATCATCAGCACTGCGCCAACATAACCAATCTGGAAGTTGGGCAGGGTTGACTCAAAGCCGGTGAACGCAAACGATGCCTGCTCATGGATATACAGGGACAGGTAGTTAGTGTTCAGCAGGTAGAGAGTGCCTTCCGGGCAGTACGGATCGGGATAGATCGGCACACCAGCAACCATCAGGGCGCGGAAAGCAGCCTGCGGGCCATTGGCATCACCATCAAAACCGGAACCCGGAGTAATCATGTACTGCTCTTGACCTACGTAGTCTTGAGCAAGCAAAGTCCAAGTACCAAAGCCGCACACACCAAAGGTGGGCACTTCAGCGCAGTTCTTCACTGTGCCGGAGATGTACTGAAGTACGTTCTGGCGGGTAGGATTGACCGAACCAGCGGCATACTCTTTGGAAGCCCACCAAGAGTAGCTACCGCGATCAATGCCACCGTAAGTACCGGCAGAATCAACAGCGATGGGCAGTCCGGTGAATTGCTGAGTATCCGATGTGTTGGTATACAGCGATGTCGCCATAGCATCCATCATCACGTTGGTCGCGTCATTCATGCGAGCCTCAATGAGAGGGATGATTGCGTAGTCTTGCTGTACCGCACCTTCCATACCGAGGAACGGTACGGGAGACACCAGTAACTTGAGGTTAAACTCAGCGTTGTACGCGCCTTGCTGAACGCTAGGCTGTGCAAAAGAGCCGGAATAATCCGACCACTGAGCGTTGACAAACTGCGACCCCTGAACGGGCACCGTCACCGATGACACACCGCCAGAAGCGGTTTGACTATTGGCGATCAGTGCAGCCATGAGGGGCGTAGAGTTGTAAATCTGCACGACCATCTTGGGAATAAACGCACGGCGCGTGACGTAAGTCAGTTCCGTGTATTGTTGACTCCCAGAGGCCGGGATAATTCCACCGCCAATAGGCATTTTGATCTCCTAGAAAAAAGCCCCTAAACCATCAGAATCACAAACCAATTGGCTTGGGATTCTTCCTAAACTCCGCTAGTGCCGCATGTGCTGCATCACGGGCTGCGCCTACAGGATTTTTCATAAAATCCTTGGTATTAAACTTCGACATTACGGGCTGCGGAAACTGCGATGGTGTAGGTGCTGCCATCTGCTTCATGTACGCATGGTACTCAGCAGCGGTTTCGTGATTCGCTATTCCCTTCTCAACCATGACTTTTTCGACTTCCTTAATATCGTCTTCGGAGTCAATCAAGCCCTTTTTAATCAGAGATTGACGGCGTTTCTCAAGCTCTTCCCGTGCCTCTTTCTGACGTATCTGGTCTTTTAGACTCTGTACTTCAGCCTTGGCTTCGGATAGAACCTTATTCGTTTGCTCTTCGATTTCCACTTCTGGAATCGGAACATCCGGGCGAACCTGCTTGGTCAGATGCAAAAACGGTTTGCGAGTACGTGGGTCTTCAAACAGATTTTTTGCAAGGATTGCAAGTTCTTGTTGTGCTTCTGGTGATAGATTTTCTAATGACATTTGTTAGCCCCTTTCGTCAGTTAGATTACTTTTTTGGTATCACCCGGCTTGCTAAGAGTCATCTTGTTCTTAGCGCCAATTTTGCTCGGTGAGGTCAAGCCACCAAACTCAGCCATACGCGGGGTATTCACGATCTGACCGTTTTGTTGGGTGTTGTCCGTCGGGCGGCGGGGTTGCAGCGAACCACGCGGTTTGAAAAGTTCCATGGAAATTCTCCTAAATAGGCATTACAGGTTGTTGAGTACCGGGTACTGGTGCTTGTGCTACGGCCCTTGCTTCAGGCGTAGCACCACCCGCCTGTGGCAAGGTTTGAACCAAATTCATAATCTCTGCTGGCATTAGCTGGCGAGTCTCAGACTCACGGGAACCAAACTTGGCAGTGATCTTGGAAACCACATCTTGTAGTGCCTGACCTTCTTCGGAGGCCATGCCAAAAGTTTGCAAAGCGTTTTGCAGCATGTCTAAGGCCATCATCACGTTTAATCGTGCCTGCTCTTGCATGCCTGCTTGCGGCTCTGGGGTAGACATTGGTGAAGGCATCGGAGGTGTTAGTGCCCCCTGCTCTGATGGCGGCGGCGTAGGCGCAGTGGCGGTATCGCCCTGCTCCTGCTTAATCATGTCCATCATTTGTTTGCTTGAAACAGCCATAGACTCACCTGTCCCTATGATGTGCGGATTTTCGATTGACCAAAACTATCATGTCAACCAAAAAAAAGTGGGTGAGTGCATTTTCCCCACTTATGATTTACGCATGTATCGTGTACCGTAGGAAGCACGGGGGAAGTTTGTGCGCTGCGCTTGCCGGGTATAACTGATCTTTCCCTCACCGCGCTGCTCGTTTTTCAAGGCACCTTCTGTCATCCGGGGCTGATCGCCGGTACGCAGATTGCCCTCTGGCATGTTTTGACTCATTGCATATCCTCCGCTACTGGTGCAATTGCCGGTTGACCTTGAGGAATCTCAGGGCTTTGCGGTGTCTGCACATTCTGAACCTGCTTTTTCAAGTCTTCAAGCAATAGTTGCTTCATTGGTGGGTCAAGCATCTCAATTAAGCGCTCTTTGCTGATCGTACCAGCTTGGAAGAGGCTGAAAGCCAGTTCCCGCATGTCTTCCATGAAGATTGGGCTATTGCTGTGCGCGTCTACTTTGACGTTAAAGTCTTCTGTAAACTGCGCTGCTATAAACTTCTTCCCGTCTTCATCTACATACGATGTATCGTCATACACCATCATCATCTTCAAATAGACAGTAGCTAGCTTTTCAAGCGCACTTTCTACGACCAATGCCCGCTTTTTAGCCCGTGAAGAGCCGAGTCGAGCCAGTTGCGAGGCATGTCCAGCGCTACGAACACCACTTTCACCCCGGCCTTGCAGAACGGAAACGATACCGGAAGCCTCCGCAAACATGGCATCAATCTCAGCAATCTCTCTAAAGATGTCGTTTGGTATGTCTGGAGTGAATTGTTCAACCTTTGCGTTAGGCATATCGGTAGCCAGAAGGCCCGCTGCACGTTGCAAGGCAAAGTTTTTCTCATCCAAAATACCTGTAAAGCCCATCAAAGCTGTGGGTGGGCTTACCTGTTTGTCCAGTAATTGCATGATCTGCGTGGTGCGTTTGTTCCTCATGTCTTGCAGGAACACCAGTCTTTGCACCTCAGACTGTCCCCAGTAGTAGTCATACTGTGGGTTGGGGCAGATTTGCACAAAAGGCACTTCGCCTTCAAGGAACATCATCTTCGATGGACGGTCATAGATAACCACATCTGGGTCAGCAATCGTGACGCAGACATAATCGCCTAGATCATCGTCATAAATCCAAAGCTCGCGCATTTCTACCGTGTCTTCAGCCACCATGGGCACGTAACGGTTAATGCCTGCAAGGTTTAGGTTAATGTTTCCGTAAATTGTTGGGTTAGTGGCAGAGGTAATGACACGATCCACACCAGATGCGTCACCTTTGGTTTCCTGCTGACTAAAGGTAATCCGTCTAATTAATTCTTCGCGCTTAGGATGCGACCACAGCCTTGAAAACAATTCACTACGGGTCATGTAGTAGATTTGCACCATGGCTTCTTGCCTATCGGTGTAAGGCGTGTCTTCTCTAAGCACTCCCATAGCGCTAGGCTCAACCATGTAGGGGTGGATGCCGTTGCGCCATACAGGCTTAATAAATGTGCTGTTATAGCAAAATGACCAGTTAAGCGCCTGTCCGAAAACTTGATCGGTATTACTGTTTAGCCAGTAGTCATAGAGCGCCTTGGTCAGCACCGGCACCATCTTGTGATAGTGGATCGGTTGCGATGCACCAATGTTGATTGAAAAGCGCGTAGAGTCAGCCGCATACATAAAGGCTGATAGCTGGTCTATATGCGGGAAGATTTTGTTGTATTGCGCTGGCGCTTCCTCTGGCCCTGAGCCAAACTGGTAGTAAGCCTTCAGACCCATGTAGTCGGTCTTACGCATTTCGACTGACACCATGCACTTTTGCATGATGTCTAAGTAAAACATCTCGCGGTCAAGCGGTTCGGTAGGAATTCTCATTTGTCAATCTTTAGGTTTTGATGGTCGGCAATGTAACTACCGATACGCGGCCCCGAAAGTTTTGATCCTTCTTTAACTGCACCGATGCCAGAGACATTTTCCCCGCCTACTGACCGTAGATTGAAGCCACCCAAGTCGCCCGGATTACCCCATCTTGGAGCAAACGGGTTTTGCTGATTGGCAAAGCGCGGCGGTTGGGCCTCACCTTTTTTGACTGACTTCACATCATTCATCTTAAAGTCCAGTGCAAGTTGTTTAATGGTCTTGTCACTGCCCTTGGTGCGGTCACTAACCGTGCCAACGGGCTGCAAAAAGACCACCTGTACATCCGTGCATCCATGGGGACACACAGGTTCCCGTGCTTCAAAGTATCCGTGTGCCGGACACTTGTAGTCGTTGATAACAGCCATATTAGCCCCTTTTTTTCACTGAGTCATCAAGTCTTGGTTTGGAAAAGTCGTACTTATTGACGATTCCTACTTTCATCCGAAAACCGTCTGAGGTCTTCTCTAGGCCGACTGAGCGCCGCAAAACGGGTTTGGGATTTTTGGAGTAGCCAATGAATTTACGGCCCAAAATGTCGATCCTTGGGCCAGCCTCACCGGCTTCTAAAGCCAGCAGCGCCCGACTTAGTTTGCGCTGCGTCAATTCTGTGAAGGTGTCGCTCTGGTTACGGGTAACGGACTCCATGTGCCGGTAGTTGATGCAGGCAAACTCGGCAAACATCTTCATGGTAAAGCCCCGGCTGCGCTTAGAGCGCATGGCCTCTAGGCGCTTCAGTATCTCTGCCTTAGTCAGTACCGTATCCATACTTAAAAGCCGAGTGCCTTGAGGTAGCTGCCGACTTGTCGCTGGAGTTGTATGGTTTCTGGGTTAGCGCCTGCGGCATCTTGGGCATCTTTTTTGACCCTAGTGATTCTCTCGGCAATGAGTCTGGGCTGTACTTGTTCGGCAAAGGCTGCACAGGCCAGCGCTGAAGCAATAACGCGGTCATCTTTGCCCCTGCCATACGCTGCAATCGTTCCTTGGTCACGGACTATACCTTTCATCTCATCTAACAGTTCCATGCTATACACGTTTAGCATGCCTCGCTCAAAGTAATCTTTGAAGTAATTGAGCATACGTTCTTTGCTGCTATGGGTTGTTACCCAACCAATGCTATTGGATATGCCACCAAAATTGTCATTCCTTCGCCATAGGTAGTGCTGCATGTTGCCCAAAACGTCATGCAGTTTGTAGCCATCAGAGCCACCCATGCTGGTAGCCTGCCGTTTCAGGTTTCTCATCTCGTTAATGACTGCCTGTCCGGGGCCGTTGACCTCTAGGTTTAGAGTTGAGTTGCGGTATGCCCCGGCTAGGTAGCAAATGACCCACGCAAACTGGAATGTATTAAGTTCGGCAGAGCAAAATTCAGCCACCTGATCCAATCCATCGGCATAACAGCGGTAAACCTGTACGCAGAAGCGGTCAGCCCAGTCAGATGAGCCATAAGCAGGGTCGGCACCAATGACGTAGTAGGCCGTAGGCACGGGTTCTTCCCAAATGGTCATGGTAGCCAGTCTGGCAGTGGACTTTAGTAGCTCCGTGTCTTGGAAGTTGGCACCCATAGAGAAGCGGTAATAGGATGCGTCTATGGATTTGGCTACTTTCATAGCGTCAGTGCATCGGGCAGTAGAAAAGAAGCTACTGCCGGTCATTACAAAGGCATAGTCTTCAGTCGGAGGAAACTCCTGATACATCAGGCCCTCATCTTTGAGGCCCTCATGCAATTTCCAGCGCCACCAAGCCATCTGGCGGCTATTGATCTCAAAGTTGTAGACCTTTTTGATCTCGCGTGTCCATTCTTTCTCTTCAGCCGAAAGTTTGCCGTCCCAGTAGACTTTATAGATGTCTGACTTTGCGTCAGCAGCATAGAGTTGATTGCGCCACCAGCCACAGAATATGGCCCTCTGGCTTCTAGCGCGTTTGGCTGTCACCCACATGTCATGGAACATATTGAACCCACGGGCGGTAGACTCAAACATGTAGTAGCGCAGGGGGTTGGTTTCAGCCAGTGAGGCTAAGAGCGATGCTAAACCTTCTTCATCACCCCATGAGCTTGTCTCCGTGCCATGGAGAAAGGTAATACCTTTGCCTCGACCAAGGGTGCCTTTGCTCCTAGTTCCCGCCACTTGGTAGAACATCCGTGATCGGTTTTTAAGCACCATTTGGTTCCGGTTATGGGACATGAGAGGGATTTTGTACTCTTTAGGCAATCCGTCCATATACATCTGTAGGGTAGATCGGAATTGCTCACGGTTTTCCTCCGTATCGGTGGTCAGCGTTCCCTGCATGCCGGGGTTTAGAAAGTGCCAATACAAATCCATTGCTAGGCTGATAGTGGTAATACCAAGCTGCCTGCCCTTTAAGACAATAAAGAAATGAATATCGTCTTCTAAGCCTTTGGCTACCTCATCAATCACATAAGTCTGGGTGCCCAAGAGCGTCTGCCCAAGGGTAATCATCCCCTGCTCTTTAGACTCGATCTTTAGATGTCGGCAAAACTGGTAAAACTTCTTGGTATCAAAGTTCATGGCAGGTCAATCCTATCCGGGTAATGCTCCACAAACTTCATGTCACCCGCATAGATACACACCAAGTCATGCCATGGCGGTGCAGCATCGGTATAGGCTTCCAGTAAGGCCGGGTTATAGCCCTGCCGCTGCGCCCACTTCATAAAGGCTACAGCCGCATCAATCCTAAAACGCCAGCAGTCAACAGGGTAGGGATGGTATTGACCGGCAGAGGGAATGTTCAAGTAGATTAGACCATCGGGTTTGACTACCCTAACCATCTCTAAAAATGAAAGCCAGAAAAACTCTGAGTGTTCAAGGCAGGATGATGACAGCACAATGTCTACAGACTTGTCTGCGTAGGGTAGGTTATACGGGTCAGTAATGATCACATCCACCCCGTCAGCTTTTTGGAAGTCTAGGCCAACATAATTAAAGCGGGCAGGGGTAGCGTCTTTAAGACTGCCATTGACGTTTTGGCTACCAATATCAATTACCAGCCCAGACTCTTTGTGTTTGCCATAGGTATCAAAAAACCTAATGCAGTTTTGCATGGCTGAGGGGTGCATTATTTCCTAGCCAGTATGGTTAGCCCATGGCAATTACGGTAGCGCTTTAGTAGCGACCAGTCTGACTTATGCTCATCTAAGAATTCTTCTATGGCAGGCCATAGCCCACGATCAGGACTACCGTCATCGACCTCATTCTTATATCCCCAAGGGGCATCGGTGTCGTGCATGACAATAAAATCACGGGCTTTGGTGTGGTGAAGGTCTAACTCAGTTTTTAGCTGCCCATAGGTATGCAGAGTGTCGATAAAAAGCAGACTACACTCAGGCAGTTCTACATACCGGCTATCGGTCTGTTGAAACTCAATCTTAATTCCAGCAGCCTTAGCCAATTCTTCTAGCTTAGGGTTTTGGCAGGCATTGATGTCTAGGTAGAGCATCCACCTGTCTTTAGCGGTGCTGATCTCTAAACCAGCAGCCAAGGCATAGGCAGAGCAGCCACCTCTTACCCCCATCTCAACCACAGAGGTGCATTGGGAGGCTAAGTCCCTAAGCGTCGGGAAGTGTTCCCACATGTCGATGCAGTGTGGGGCAATCTGAGGCAAGACTTTATTTAAGTGACTCAATTTTCAAATACTCCTGTCCCCAAGGGTGTCTAGACATTAGTTTATAAGTTTCTGCGTGTATGCCTGAATAGGTGCCACCATTCGCCATCTCTTCTCTATGCGACTTCATTGCCCTAATAAAGTACTCCCGGCCTACATGTTGCGCCTGCTTAAACCACGCCTCAGCAGTTTTATTGACATCAATCCCCCGCACAGTCATTAGGTTTGTCTTTCTTTAACTCATCAATCTGGGCTTGCAGGTCTATAGCCAACCGATTGGCCTCGGTATGCACCCGCATGAGTTCGGCAAATAGCTCTGCATGGCTCATCTTATAGACCCTAGCGATGTAGTCATGCCTAGCCTGATCCGGGGCTACCTCGGTAGGCGCTGTCATTGCACTTCCTCTACCGGCACGTCCCGCCACTCACCCTTAATCATCTGGGTTGGCCCCATCCTGACGTTCATGGCGTTACTCCACCACTGCTGCAAGACCTTCTCTTTGCCTTGCTTGACCCAACGCAGTTTGGCAGTAGGTTCTAATTGCTCAGTAACACTCATGCCGTCCTCCAGACCCTAACCCCATCGTTTTCCCTGCGGCAGACAAAGGTGCGTCCTAGCTTCTTACTTTGCCGTCTGTTGGCATTACATAACGCCTGCATCTTCACCCCGGTAACCCAGAACGACTCACCGACCTGCATTTGCTCATAGGGATAGTTATGCCTCTTAATTGGCATCGGGATTGGCACATCTTTTGTTATCTCATACATCTGTTCCATACGTCCTCCTTAAACGATATAGGCGAATACTAACGCATATCTGGAAAAGCGCAAATTTCTTTGGGGCGGGGACGGTTATGGGGCGCGAAAAAAAGCAAGTCAAACCCAATCGAAAGGGCAAAACTTACGCGACAGAAATGAATTTGCGATGCAGCAAAACGCAAGATGCGAACATGACGCAAACATGACGCACGGAAAAGGGGCTGCGTCCCTTTGTCCCCTTGCCATGGATTAATGCACCATTACGGGGCGCACGGGGTGCCAATATATTTCACTCCCCCCCGTCCCTGATTCTGACCCTTATATATACAGTATCACCTATATATAGGAAAACTATCATATATGAATCTACGATAGAAAAATATCATAGATACATATAGGATTACACCCGTAAACCTGATAGACTTATATCCGTTTCATCTATTAGCAGTATCAATCCTAATCACTCAAAGGGGCTTAAAAATGGATCATCAAAAAATCACTGTCTTATTCGCATCAATGCTAGGGCTTTGCATGCTAGGCGTCATGGCCTGCACTATTTGGATTCTTTTCACGGGTAGCGCTATCGAATTGGCACTAGGTTTAGTCGCTAGTGCCGTTAGCGTTTACATGTTTATTGATGTATCACGCGACATTAAATAAGGGGCTTAATCATGGACTATTGGACAAAAATTAAAGAATTCAAGAATGGCAATTCCGTGCTGTTTGAAAAGAATCACGCGTTTTATGTAGTCAAGGTTTACTTAGGAACAGAGTTACACGACAAGATCATGTGCGACACATACAGAGGCGCACGGGACTATGTGCGCGCCTTTTCCGCTATTGCAAAACACAATTAAACAAGGGGGCTAAAAATGCAAGAAACCTATAACGGCTGGACAAATTACGCCACATGGAGGGTCAACCTCGAATTCTTTGACGATGGTGCATCAGAATACTACCAGGACGCGCAGTCCTGCCGTGAATATGTCGAATCCGTCATTGAGGATCAGGCGCAAGGAATCGCCTTAGATTATGCGCTCGCCTTTTTGTCAGATGTGAATTGGCATGAAATCGCCGGACACAATCAAGAGGAAGAGGAAGAGGAAACCGAAGAATAGCCTTTGACCTGCTAGCCCTTCCCTTGAGGGGTTAGCGGGGCATGGGTTAGCCCTTGCCATTTCCTAATCAATCTAAAAGGGGTTCAAAATGCACTTTGACATCAATCAAAAAGACCTGCGGGCCGTTTCGTTAGCGATGGCAGTAAAAGACATCCGTTACTACTTGCAGGGGGTCTACATTGAAGCAAACGGGGCAGAGACCCGCCTAATAGCTACTGACGGACATCGCCTACATATGGTGATCCAAGAGGAAAGCGGGCCGGTAGTTGAACCCGTGACTTTCATCATGCCCGCCGACATGGTGAAAAAATGCCTGACGGCAAAGGCTAGCAAAGCTGACAAATGCCCGAAGATTCTAGTGACCTACGATCAAGGGAAAATCTGCGCCCGATTGCCTGACGGATCAGAAATCGTCCAATTTGCCCTTGATGGCAAATTTCCCGACTATCGGCGCATCATTCCAGCGCATGACGGGGGTGCGCCTGAATCCTGCATTTTCAACCCCGACTATGTATCTGACGCGATCAAAGGCTTTTCAATCTATGCCGAAATGACGGGTAAAACTCCCCCTTCAATCGGTATCCGTCCGAGGGGTGCAAATGCGGGGGTTCTGTGCTGCGACAATTTTCTAGCCGTAGTCATGCCGTTACGGGGTGACATTTCCCCTATGCCTGCGCCCAAGTTTTCCCAAGAATTGAAAACCCCCGTCAGATTGCAGTCAGTAGCCTAAGCCCGTGACCTTTTACCCCTTGCCCTACGGGGCAGGGGATAACGGGGCGCGGGTTTCGCGTCATTTCCTAAAAGGGGTTTACCGTGAACATTGAAAACTTATCGCAAGCTGAATTATGGGACTTACACGACAAAATATGCGCCAAGCTAGGCTTTCATATTTTTGAGGGTGTAGCTGTCGAGGATGTCAAAGAGGGGCTAGAGTGGCGACTGGATGACGGGGAATCGTTCACCATGCCGTCAGATGAGGAAATAAGGCAAGCCCTGTTTCACTTTGCCAAAGGGTATCAATCCGGCTTTTCGGACATGGTCTATGACATCGGGTTGTCGTTAGTAAAGAGGCCCATTGTTTTAGCCGAGGGGGTCTAACATGGACGGACTACATGAAGAGGTCAATCAATGAACGAAACCCTTTTGTGCCTGATTTCTGCAATTCTTTGTCTGTTTGCTTTATACGGGTTCGTCTTTGTGATCTTTGCCCTATTCTAGGGCCGTTTTTAGCCCCTTAGCGGGCTTTCTGACAGCCCGTCTAGGTTACCCCCTAGGCGGGCTTTTTCATGCCATTAGAAGCCCGATTTTCAATCGCCTACCTTTTCAATCCGTTCATACATAATGGCTTGCCGATAAATCCCACGCGCGCGCACACGGGATGACACGACATGAGGGACTTTGGATAAATCCCTACGCGCGCTAGGTTCCGCTGGCTGACCCGTTGACTTGGCAAGCTGCCAACAACCCATTGACCACCTAGTCCCAGTAGGCACCGCCGCCTCCCCCAAGAGGGCGGCACGTGCCCTATAGTCCAAGTTATCCACAGCCCAATCCTGACCTATAGCCTATAGGTTTTGTAATCTAGGTAAGGGCGTATAGTAGACGAACTATAGTATGCGTTCATATATTCTTACTATATGTCATATAGTATACGCCCGTAATATAAGACATATACGCCATATCTGCTGGCACTTGTTCAATGGTTATCCTAATGTTATCCTCATGTTATCCACAGGCAAGGAGAAGCTATGAAAGAGTGCAAATCATGCAAGCAGACAAAATCAAGGTCTGACTTCTACCCCAAATTTACGACTAAAGACGGCCTCTACACGGTCTGTAAAACATGTCATAAAGCTAAGACTGCGGCCTACAAAAAGACCGCCATTCCGGCTAAAAGCGTGTCTGTTCCTAACCGTTGCGTACCGCCTTGGCTCACTGATTCAGACTGGCAGGAGATCAAGGCTACCTACCTTCAGGCTGTCCATTTGACTGCCGCCACCGGCTCTCGCTTTGTTGTTGATCATATTTACCCACTGCGCGGAGCTACCGTTTCTGGCCTACATGTGCCGTCTAATCTGCGTGTTGTATCCGAACAAGAGAATAGAAAAAAGCACAACAAGGTACTTGACAGTAATGAAACATGGGTATACGGTTCATAGCGTGTAGACGTTTACACATACCTAATGAAAGGGGAATTACCATGGTTAAGTACGAATACGATGTACCAAAATCTACGGATGTAATGCGTGAATTGCTCATTTATGAGGCACGTATGACAGAGCGTTTAGAACGCGCTCAGGCCAATGTAAACGCCATCCGTGCCATCATCCAACGTGCCAAAGAAAGACGGCTAGACATCGAAATCCAATCCAGTAACTAATCATTCGGGGGCTAATATGTACGAAAAAAGAGGCGATCCAGACCTACTGGACGTAGGCACACACGTTGTCGAAATCAATAAGCTGGTCACAGAACTCAATAAGCTAGTGCGTCAGACCTATAAGCCAGTCTGGTCGGACATTGATGCCACTGCTACTGAACTCAGGCACCACTGCTCCATGATTCAGCGCATTGTTGATCGGGTGTATGAATGAAAGACCTGCTAGATGTAAAGCGCATTTGGGAGTGGCTAAAGCGCTCTTGGGCTACATCCTTTGGCTGCATCTTGATTGCCCTAGTCTCATTCACATTCGGCTACCAGTTAGCGATCAAGTACATCACCGAGGACTGCCGGTTCATGGGTAATTTCAGGGATGGCCCACAAGCCTATAGCTGCCAGCAGAGGGTGAGATGAGAAACTTAGCTGCCATAGCCCTTGTAACCGCTTTCTGTGCCTTTGCAAGCTATGCCTATGGCCTGAATGTAGGCAGGCAGCAAAGGCTGGATATGACGCTCAATACCCGGCAAGTCTCAGAAGAACTAGAGATGGCCTGCCTAGCCCTTTGGGTTGGTGAGCAGAACAAAAAATATGCGGAGAAACTGAAATGAGGAAAGACTGTTGGGCGATTGCCTATCGTGGCAAGTTTGTTTCTGAGCGCCTTGACCCTAGCAAACCAGTGCATACGGCGCTGTTTCGTACACGCTTACACGCTCTGTCTTGGCTAGAAGACAATCAGTATTGGGTGCGTCTAAAGGCTGTTCCAGTGCGGGTGAAGGTGAAAATTGATCTGCTGTAACCATAACTGCCGACAAGGCAGAGATTGTCCTAATCGAAAGGGGTCAGAGATGGATATTTGGATATTTGTGACTTTTCTGGTGGCGGTTGTGGCTTTAGGAATCTTGGTGGGGTATGGCGAATGACACCTATCCTGATCGCTACCAAGGGTAGCAAGACCATCCAAGTGCTGCTTGCCAGCATTGAAGCCTATGTTCCACGGGAAACCAAGGTCTACGTTTTTGGGGACTTCCCCGGCCTGCATACTTGTGAGTTTATTAACTGGCTAGGTGAGAACGATAAGCCTAACTTTGGCGAGTCGTTTAACTACGCCATGTCTCAGGTGTTCATGGACGGGCATGAGACTGTCATCTTGGCTAACGATGACGTTGTGCTTGATCCTAATACCTATTGGCTGCTTTGCCATGACCGGGTGATTTTGAAGCAACAGGGGCACAAGGTGGGGTTTGTCTCAGCCCGTAGCAACATGGCTAGCCTGCCGCAAAACATCCGGCATAAGCAGGAGCAGGATCAATGGACGGGTATGCGTTGGGCAAGCGAAGAGCAGATTGCTAAGGTGGAATGGACTGCTCCCTTGTTCGCTAGCGTAGACCGGGACGGATGGCCCGGCTTCTCGCCGACTAACTTTTTCTCAGATAACGTGGCCTGTGCCGATATGACTGATGAAGGCTATAGCCACTGGCTCTCCCGTGCCTATGTACATCATGTGGGGTCTAGCACCATAGGCCGTGGTTTGGGTGCCGACAGTAAAAACATGATGGAGGCAGAAGACTGGCTTAAACTTAATAGACCACTGTTGCACAAACGATATTTTCTTGGTAATCTGTAAATTCGCTAATCTTATAAGGGGGCTGATATGGTTGAACTAAGCGACTCAGAAAACTTTGAAATGCCGAAGGATAGTGACAACGATCCAGTATTTTCGGCAGAAATCACAGTCACACACGACTTCACAAATACCGACTTACCGCCGAAGGATGTCGAACTGACAATCAAAGTGCCGGAGTATTTTGCTGGCATTACATCCGAAGAAAAAGGGTTTGAATACGATAGCTGCGGCTACTTGTGCGTATCGTTGAGCGATCTTATATACGATTTCGTAGAGCTATACGACTACTCATTTGACACGCTCGACGAAGCTAAATTTTTATTAGACCGGCTAAACACAGATGCTCTTTACTTGGCAAAGTGGATTGAAGAAAAGACATGCGAAGAGCAAAGCAAAGTAGGGGGCTGATATGGCACTGAGCGAACACGACGTAGCAATACGCGATCAACACATCTGGTCATCAGATGCAGGCATGATCGCAGAAGGACAGGCAGGGGAAGTCTACCTGCAAAAGACTGGGCAGAAACCAAAGCCTGACCTCTCAGACAATGAGGCAGTGCAGATGGGTTTAGTAATGCAGGAACCCATCATGCGGGCAGCAGCAGGCAGATGGGGGTGGGAGTTTAAGGATGCTGACTACACCCTGATGCACCCTAAGCACAACTGGCTAGCAAGTCATTTTGACTACATTTCTGCCGATGGCAAGACGCTATTTGAAGTCAAGAATCTTGGCGTTCACCAGCGCAAAAAGTATGGCGAGGATGGCGAGGAATTGGTAAGCCCGCGCTACCGTGCCCAATGTCTGCATGAGCAGATAGTGCATGAGGGCGTGGAAAACATCATCCTTGTTGTCTTGTTTGGTGGGCAGGAGCTTTGCCACTTCCCGCAAAACTTTACACAGCTAGAGGCCGAGGCGCATATCCGCACCATGGCTGAATTCTGGGCGCAGATACAGACCCGCAGTTTTAACCCACAGACCATGGCTGATGCCGTAGGCGACATGTATAAGGTCGATGATGGGTCAGAGATGGTGGCTAATGCTGCATTGGAGACTGCCTGCCAACAGTTAGCCGCGATCAAGGCAAAGCTCAAAGAATACGAAGAGGCCGAGGAAGGGCTAAAGCAAATGATCCAAGGTGCCATGGCGCAGAAGGCTACGCTTAAATCTTTCAGTGGCGAGATTCTAGCCACATGGAAGACCGCAAAGCCTAGCAAACGCTTTAGTGCTGATCTGTTAAAGCAGGCGCTTCCAGAGACTTATGAGAAGTTTGTAATAGAGCAGGCGGGTAGTCGTAGATTCTTAATCAAATGAGGGGCTAAATATGAGTAACGTAATCAGTATGCCAAAGGGTGAGGTCGCTACTATTGATCCAGCGATCATTGAATCAATCGTAACCAAAGGGGACTTGTCGGGGCTAAACCAAGTTCAGAAGGTGCAGTACTACAACTACCGCTGCAAGCAGATTGGCCTAGACCCTAGTGCCAAACCGTTTGACCTGCTGAACCTATCTGGGAAGCAGGTGCTATATGCCAACGCAGGAGCCACACAACAACTCTGCAACATCCACAGACTGTCAACTCAAATTACGGGTAAGGAACGCGTCGATGATATTTACATTGTCAGCGTCAGAGTTACCGGGGCTGATGGTCGAGTTAGCGAAAATCAAGGTGCCGTCAGCATTGCCGGACTCAGAGGCGATGCTTTGGCTAACGGAGTTCTCAAAGCAACTACCAAAGCAATACGCAGATCGGTGCTGGCTCATTGCGGATTGGGGATGCTTGACGAAACAGAGGTCGAGTCAATCCCTACAGCCGTTAAGGAAAGTCTCGTAATGCCTGAACCTGAGCCGATCCCTACCATGCCGGTCATTACTGATGAACCAGCAGGGGACTGGCCTTTGTTTGTTCCGGGCAGCGATGATCCTTACAGCTACCATCAGGATGCTGATGGATGGGTGGATGCTTTCTTAACGCTAATGGACAAAATCATGCAGAGCAAGAAGTCCAAAGGCGATGAAAAGCTCTTTAAGATTGGCGAGTTTGAGCGTGTAAATCGCGGCTTCTTTTCCAAGGTCAGGGATACAAATGAAGGTCTGTATACCGTATTGACCACTGGCATTGGCGGTGCCCGCTTTACGATCAATCAGGAAGCACAGGCAAAAAAGTAGAACAGCCAGTCATAGGAAACACAGGCAAACTTACGCAGAACGAAATGATCCTAATGCACTTGCAAGCTGGTAATGCAATCACGCACTTGGATGCTCTGCGTTTGTTTGGCTGCGCTAGGCTGGCAGCACGGGTGGATGACCTAAAGAAGCAGGGGCATATCATTATTACGGAAGATGTAAAACAAGGCGGGAAGAATTTTGCCCGCTACCATTTGGCGAAAGGAAAGTAACATGGCGTATCAACCACAAGAAAGACAAGCAGGAACCGGGGTATTGTTCACCAATCACAAGAAGGGCGAGACTGGTAGTGGCCCTGATTGGAAAGGTGAGTTAAAACTAGAACGTGACTATGTGGCAGGCGAGACTTTGAAGATTGCCGCATGGACTAAACAATCTGCGCGTGGCCCACTAATCAGCTTGAAGGAAGACAACTGGAAACCTGATGGCAACTACAAGCAGAATGTCCAGCCAGCACCGAGCAAGTCGCTGGATGGTGATGACGATGTGCCTTTCTAAACTAGGGGAAACCATGAAGAAAATTATCGTAGGTTTGCTTGGCCTGACGTTTGCAACAGCCGTCTATGCTAACTGCCGCACACATACAATCACAACTCCTGATGGTCGGATGGTGATGTGTACGACATGCTGCTATGGTGGCAACTGCACAACCAACTGCTTCTAATGGGTAAACTTCAACGCCAGCGTGGTGCAGGGTTTGAGCGAGAGATTGTGAATGATCTTGCCGAAACGCTTGGCGTTAAGACCCGAAGGAATCTGACGCAGTATCAGGTGTCCGGGGAAGGCGATTTGATCGTAGGCAATTACGTGATTGAGTGTAAGCGCAGAAGGGAAATCGCCGTCTACAAATTCATGGAGCAGGCAGAGCAAGCGTGTTCCAAGGAGCAAACGCCTATTGTTCTCATGCGGGCCGATGGCGAGAAGACATTAGCCATGATGCGATGGGCAGACTTTATGAAGTTACTGGGGAACGAATTAACCCCCGCACAGCCAGAGGTGCATCCGTCAGCAAATGACGGTGATTAGGACGTTGCCGAGGGGCAGCGGTTCTGGCACCCCTCACTGATTGGAGAGAGCATGGAAGAGGAAAAGAAAGACGATTTCAAGGCCAAGATATTTCTAGCCACACCGATGTATGGTGGGCATTGCACCGGGGTGTTTGTACAGTCATTGATCGAAATGTCGGGACTACTGTCAGCTCAAAACATCCGGCTGTCTTGCGCTTTCATGTTTAACGAAAGCCTGATTACACGGGCTAGGAACAACCTTGTCAGCCAATTCTTAGAGACTGACAACACGCACTTGTTGTTCATTGATGCTGACCAACAGTGGCGCGGTCAGGACATCTACTACATGCTGCATAGCGACAAAGACATTATTGTGGGGATGTGCCCAAAGAAAGAGATTAACTGGGAGACAGTCAGGCTGGCAGCAAACCGTGGTGAACAGGACTTGAGCAAGTTCACTGGCTCGTTTGTGGTCAACCTTTTGCCGGGGTCTAACACCGTGTCAGTGCCACAGAATCAACCCTTTGAGATAGCCGCTGGTGGCACCGGGATTATGCTGATTAAGCGGGAAGTCTTTGAAAAGATGAAGGAAGTCACCCCGCAGTTCAAAAACGACATGAGCCACATGCCGGGTGGAAAACCTGTCTACAGATTTTTTACGGAAAGCATAGACCCTGAAAGCGGCAGGCTTCTAAGTGAAGATTACCATTTTTGCCATGAATGGCGAAAGCTAGGCGGTAAGGTATGGGGAGCGCCTTGGTGCAAGATAGGGCACTTTGGGTCTTACAATTTCACCGGGCAATTGATCGAAACAGATAAGGCAAAACCAAATGAGTACATCACCAGAACGTGAAGACGACGGCGGTCAGGAGTGGCATGAAACTAAGGGCACTGAGCCGCAGTGGGTTAGGGACATGTGCAGCCTGCCTTGGGTGGTTATGTCGCGTAGGGACGGCAGTATTGAAATCATCTCTGAGGATAATCGCGTGATCTGCAAGATGATTGATGGCAGTGCAGAGGAACGAGCACTGATCGCAGGCGTGATCTGCGACGCTGTAGACAAGATATGACTGATCCATTCAAGATAACCGAACCTACTGTTATCAGTTTTTCTGGTGGGCGCACCTCTGGGTATATGTTATGGCGGGTGTTACAAAGCAATAACGGTTTGCCGTCAGAAGGCATAGTTTGTTTTGCTAATACTGGGAAAGAAGACGAAGCTACTTTGCGGTTTGTTAAAGCCTGCCAAGAAAATTGGAATGTGCCTATCGTTTGGCTTGAGTACCAGAATGGAGAAAAGCGTTATAAAGTCGTAGACTTTGATACGGCAAGTAGAAACGGTGAGCCATTTGAAATGCTCATTGAGTATAAGAAGTACTTGCCAAACCCTGTAACTAGATTCTGTACGGCTGAATTAAAGATTAGAACCCTAAACCGTTACCTAAAAGATTTAGGGTGGGAGCATGATGAAAATTCAGACTGGATTGGCATCAGGGCCGATGAACCTCGCAGAGCCGCCAAAGTAGATAAATCTAGGGTTCCACTATTTGTGGATGGGGTGACCGCCAAGGACGTAGGAGCCTTCTGGAAAGCACAACCATTTGATCTTGAGTTACCTAATATCAATGGCAAGACATTTCATGGAAACTGTGATCTTTGTTTTTTAAAGGGTTATCCACAGACTTTAAGTCTTATCCAAGAAAAACCTGATAGGGCTATTTGGTGGGCAAAGATGGAAACTAAAATTCAATCTTCAGGTCAGTTTCAAGGTGACGGAGCAAGATTCAGGAAGGATCGTCCAAGTTATGCACGGATGATGAATTTTGCCCAGACGCAAGGCGATATGTTTGCTACTGAAGAAGAATCTATTGCTTGTTATTGTGGTGATTAAAAAAGACCCCCGGCGAACCGGGGGCGTTCAAGCAAGGCGCGGAAGGAAATGCGCCCTGAAGGAGACTATCGGCTACCGCTACGCTTTGCGGTCTTGGCTGATCGGATGAAGGCTTCACGGGTCGGATAGCCTTTCTGACCCGGTTTTTTTGGCGGCTTGCCTTCTTTGCGGCGTTTGTTGATGTTGTAGTAAAGACCCTTTTTCATCGGCAATTCCACCTTCTAAGTGATGCCTTGGCCCGTGTAGCAGGGCCTTTGGCGTTACGAACAACACCCCGCATGCGAGCACAGAAAGACGCCTTGCGGCCCTTGTCAGCCTTGGTCTTAGGATTGGGTGCCGGTGCCCTTAACTTGCTGCCAGTAGCCCTGTTGTACTTGGCTCTGCCCTTGGCAGTCAAGCCAGCACCTTTGCTCACCGGGAGCTTCTCCCCGCGTCCAATAGATAGGCTGACACCCTTTTTAGGCATAGTTCCGGGTTCCTTGTTTATCTATGATAAGCGCTTGGCGGCGCGGTTCCTCTCCCGGCGCTGATACCGCAAAATGTACCCAGCGATCAAACTCTCTAATGATCTGCTTATACGGTATTGGAGAAGCCATGATTGCCCGAACAATCTCGTCGGGGGAACCAAAAGCCGGGCAAATGAAATCCGCCGCCAGTCCCTTGCAATGGTCAGAAGTCGGTTTGCTGCCAAGTTTCTCATTGACCGCAGGACTGCGATAGCCGCTTGAAACGATGATTGATTTGTTGCCAAGTAATGTCCTTACTTCTTGAAGAGATGCAGCAAGGCGTTTAAGGTTTTCGATAATTTCTGGCGTAGGCGTGTTATCAATTCCATGTCGATCTGCCGTTTCCGAGGATGTTAATTCCTCTAATGTAAAGTTAGGACTTAATTGCACTTTTTGCTTTCATATCCATAATCTTTTCCAACGTCCGACCACCAAAATAAAACGACATCACCAGCATGCCCCACTGGGCCAGCAGTTCTACATACTTCTC